GATAAGCTCGTACAAGAGCAATCTAAAAATGCGGCTCTTTCCATCAAGATCAAGCAGCTTCGCGCAGAAGACTTTTCTCGCGTAGTTGCTATCCAGCGGGAGCTGATCGATGAGATGAAGAAGCAGGTTTCGACCGAAAAAGGCGGTTGGCCGAAGCAGCGCGTCATTGAATTTCTCGGCAACTTCCCATTAGGTCCAAAGGAGGATACCGAACCATGATCGAACTTAAACCGTGCCCGTTCTGTAAAGGTAGGATAAGGCTGACTCACGGGGATGTCGTGAAGTCAAGACTTCCGATGTTTAAGCGCAAGTCATGCGGTGCGGTAATCAGCTTCGATGATCAGATCTGTAACATTGGAGCGATGCATGATGATGACAGTCCGGCGATCATCGCATACAACACCCGCGCAGAGCGTGAGGTGGGTATTTCTAAGCTACAGAAGATAACAGGCACGAGCTACCTCGAAGCTAAGAGCATCCTCACATCTTTGGAGCAAGCTGGCGCAAGGGTGGTGGAGTGATGGAGAAGACATGCGGTAACTGCGGACATGCAAAAGTATGCGCGGTGTTCATTAGCAGCGAGACTGGTTGTTGCCAGTGGAGCCCTTGCGTCGATACCCTAAAGCAACGCTGCCAGCAGCTCGCAGAGGTGGCGCGGAACTTGTTCAAGCGAACCCTAGTTGCCTACGGTGGTGAAGACGTGAGCATCGTTGAGATTGATGATTACCGCAAGCAGCTCGAAGAGTTAGGGGTGGAGCTATGAGCGTAGATGTTGATCCAACTATTGTCATTGGTTGGATAGTCGATGCCAACAAGGTCGATCAGGACGTGTTCGAGAAGTGGTGTGATGATGAAGAGTCAGACGAGATCAAGGCGATTATTGGTGACGATTACGCATCTGATTGGGCTGGATACACCAATAACTATAGCTGCGACGAAGTATATATCGGGTTCACTCCGAGGTTTAGCACGCGCGAGAATGGATCATACAGGGCTTTGTCTGTGCAAGAAATCTGTAATCAGTTAACTAGCGCCGAAACAGCGGCAAAAGCTAAGCGGGTCTATGAAGCTATATGCGGAGAACCACCAGAGACCGAGCCACAGTTCGAGCTGTTTGCGAGGTGGTGGTAATGAGTTGCATACGTGAATATGTGGGCTGCAAGTCAATCGAAGCCGTCAATTACGACGGTAAGGGCAACGACCTCTGCAACATGTGGGTCACGGATGAAGAGATCGTGCGCTGTCGCGATTGCAAGCGGTTCAACAGCAATGAGACATGTGCGCTCTTTGATGATGCTTTTGTAGAGTCGAACGGGTTTTGCAAGTGGGGTGAGCGCAAATGAGCGAGTGCATCATTGAGACCTCGAACATGGATTGGGTCAAAGAAAGAGGAAAGCGCGTAGAGGTCGTGCGGTGTCGTGACTGCGCATGGTTTCACGAGAATGCCACCCTGGAAGATCGCGACTATCCTCACTTCTGCCATCAGCACGGTATTGATCTAGAAGATGGAAATGGCTTCTGTAAGTGGGGTGAGCGTCGTGACTAACTACGATCGCATACCCTCAGTAGCTGAGCTGCTTGATGAGATATGCCAGCTTTCAAAAGGACTGTCTCAAGGTTGTTGTAGCTGTTCGCTTCAGCAGTTCTGCGAGGAAGCTGGAGACAAAACATGGGAGGAATGGCTACAGGAGGAATGTGACTGAACAACCGAGACCCGTCTTTAGTGGCGGGTCTTTTTGTTTGTTGAACAGGAAAAATAATATAAAAAAGTGAGAAATAGTGCTTGCGTATATATACATTATAATGTATAATTATAAACATAGAAAGGAGGTGAGATATGAAACCAAAAAAGATTCGGGTTGAAATTGAATTCAGAAAAATCATCGTCTGGCTCGCGATAAGATTTAAGTAGAATTCAAAAGCTCCGCTCGAAAGGGCGGAGCGCCCCGAATCTTTCGATGGGTCGATTATACCAAGAAAGGGGGCATCATGCCAGTTAGCGACGCGCAGAAAAGAGCTTCTGCGAAGTACGATAAGGAAAACATGAAACGCGTTACAGTCGTGTTCAGCCCAAATGAACGAGATTTATGCGAGTACTTAGCAGACAAGGGAAGCATGTCGGGCTATATCAAAGAGCTGATTCGAAAGGATATGAATAGCCAAAGGTAGGCTCTGCGAAGAACAGCCACTCACCACAAGAGCGCTTCAGAGATGGGGCGCTCTTTTTAGGCGAGGGAGAAAATAACCAATGAAACGAACGTGAAACGAGAGCGCTTCGGATTAACAATTGCAAAAAATGCAAATTGGCAGATAGGACGTAGAGTTTTACCCTTTCTCTCTTCCTTCTCTGTCATGCAAAAGGAATGCATGACGAAGTAGGGGGAGCAGGAGGGAGCGACCGTTCGCCCTGCGTCCATCGATAGCCCATGTGCTATAGTTCTTTGTTGCTATTCCTGTTTCTTCGTGTTGGCAGGAGTGCATTCTATGACCGTCGTTCATCATCCTGAAGTCAAGAAGATCTGCGCCAAGGCTTACCTTGAGTACATTCGTGAGTTAAATACGCGCATCGAAACGCTTCGAGAGGGCATAGAGCGCAAGCGGTCGCTCATGCTCCCTTCAGGCATCGACTATAGCGGCGTTCCTTCATCTGGCAGCGCGGCAGATGCTCTAGGTAACGGCGTTGTTAAGCTCCAGGATATGATCGCCGAATATGCGACCGAACTCGCTGAATACGTTGAGCAGGGGCGTATCGCTAAGGGTGTATTCGAGCAGCTCTCAAACCCTCGAGCCGGCACCGCTCTCATGAAGTATTGCTTGCAGGGCAAGACCTGGGAGCAGGTGTGTGTCGAGGTGGGCTATTCGTATCGGCGCATGATGCAGATCAAGAGCGAGGCTATGCTCGAGATATATGACCTGATGCCCGAAGAGTGGCGCAATCAATCCATACCGAACGCTATCTGAGAAAGTGTGCACAAAATTTCACATAGTTCCCTGGTATATTGGTAGGGTAAGTTAATTGTTGAGCCGTCCGTTTGGGCGGCTTTTTTATTGGAGGGCGCATGACGGTCGAAGAGATCCGTAAGGTGGTTGCCTCTAAGTCCTATGACACCTCAGTAGCTAGAGCATTCAGGGTGGCTCTCGGTCTTTCGCTTGCCCCATCCCCGCCAGCTAAGGGAATGTGTCCAGCAGCTTCTTATAAAGGAATCGAAGAATGCTTCAAGAACTACGGCAGTCCCCTCGACTACCTATAGGTCAATCATGAGCAGCAAGAAGAGCAACCCGCGCCGCAAGAATGGCAATGCTCGAACCAAGCTCAGAGACTGGCTGAAGGCGCAAGGCCGTCCCTGCTGGATATGTCGAGCGTTTGGAAGAACTGGGTACATAGACTACACCCTGCCAGCTGGTCATCCTTGGTGCTTCGAGGTGGATGAGCTGGTGCCCGTGTCCAAGGGCGGTGACCCGCTGGACAGAGACAATGTCGATGCAGCTCACAGGCGATGCAACCAATGGCGCGGTAACAAGTCCGTCGATGAGGTCTTGAGACTCGCGAAACGACAAAAAAACCGGCGGGCAAGCGGAGCAACATCAAGAAATTGGTGATCATTTTCTTTTGATGCCTAGGGGGTCTTTTTGATAGGAACTCCCTATGGATTTTTGAACCCCAGGGGGTATACCCTCCCCCCGGGTGGCGGCCCGCCCACTCGGCATAGGGCTAATTTACACACAAGGAGTTTTTCATGGGGTCTCTTGTCGATGCAACAGAAGGGTTTGTGCTGCTAGATGGCTTAAAGGAGCTTGCCCGAAGCCTCGCTGCAGACATCGATGTTTGCGATGACGCGAAAGATAAGGCATCGCTGGCTCGGCAGTACCGCGAAACCATGAAAACGATCGATGAAATAGAAGGCGGAATAGATAGCGATGACGATATTGCTGCCATCATCATACGCAACCGGAAATCAGCAGCCGACTAGCTCGGTGGTGCCTGATTTTGCGACCAATGATGTGCTCGATACGATCGATCTTCTTGCCGAAGCAGGACTCGAGCTGCTCGACTGGCAAGCTGTCCTTTTAGAAGCATGGATGGGCGTGCTCTCGAACGGGCGCTGGTCTGCTCCTGTTGCTGGCAACGAAGCGCCCAGGCAGAACGGCAAGACGCGCGACATCCAGGCTCGCGCTGCTGCTGAGATGCTCTTCTACGATGGCACGGTGATCTACACCTCGCAGCTCCAGAAGACCTCGACCGAGACCTTCGAAGAGATGGCATCTCTCATGGATACCAAGAAGCTGCGGAAGTTCCTCGCGCCCAATGGCATCCGTACGGCGCTCGGCCGTGAAGAGATCAGGCTCAAGAGCGGCGCGAAGATGAAGTTTCTCGCTCGTACTCGCAATGGTGGCAACGGCCAGCATGGCTCACTGCTCATCTTCGATGAGGCTCAATACCTCGATCAGCAAGCGCAAGGCTCGTTTCTGGCAGCTATCTCGGCGTGCAGGACGAGGCGCGGTCCACAGACCATCTACAACGGCAACGCCCCCGAAGAAGGAGATAACTCAGCGGTCTTCGAGCGCATCCGTTCAGATGCTCTCTCAGGCAAGACCAAGCGCACCGCATGGACTGAATGGAGCATCGGCTCGTCCAGGGAGGTGCCTGATGTATCCGACCGCTCCATGTGGGAGCGCACGAACCCGAGCGTGGGCGTGCTCATCAGTTTTGACACGATCGAAGCGGAGTTCGAGAGCGAGGATCCCGTCCAGTTCGCGCACCAGCGCCTTGGATGGTTCAGGGACCGTGGCGGCGAGAAGGGTTTGTTCGGACAAGAAGAGTGGGATGCGCTCGAAGTCGAAGATGCGCCCGAATCCTGGGACAAGCTCTGTTATGGCGTGAAGTTCACCGCCGATGGCGAGTTCGTCTCGCTTTCGGTATGCGTCACCAACGGTGATTTCGCCCATGTCGAACTCATTCGCGAAGAGGAGAAGGTCGAGGGTCTTGATTGGCTCGAAGAATTCTTCTCCCGGCCGGGTCTGTTCAAAGAAGCCGCATGCGTCGCGATCGACGGCAAAGCCGATGTCAAAGACTTAAAGACGCGCCTGGTGAAGCGCCGTATCCCTGAAGCTGCGATACACGTCATAACGACCGCTGATGCTATCTCATCAGCAGGAATGATGGTGAACGCAGTGCGCGAGGGTAAGGTCTCGCATCTTGCAGACCCGGAGCTTTCGGCATCGGTGCTCGGCGCGACCAAACGAAAGATCGGCAAGGAAGGCTTCGGCTTCGGCGGCGAATACCCTGAGCGAATCGATTCGTGCGCACTAGCGCTCTTCGCAGCGCGCACGACCAAAAGAGACCCTAAGAAGAAGGGAAGGGTTGGATGCTAGAACAACCTGATACGTGGAAACCGTTAGACGCGATGCCAGAGTATTTCGATGGCATCGATAAGGCATCTGGTTTAGATGAAGTTGCGCGCGGATGGGTGCGCGATCTGATCGAGGAATACGAGAGCCATCGCGACCATAATAGCGAGCTGCTCGATTACTACGACGGCAACGTCAAGGTCTCTGATTATGGTGTGAGTGCTGACATCAAGAACGACCAGAAGTGCCACTGGCCGCGCAAGGCCGTCACGGCGCTGTCTGACCGCATCACACTCGAATCGCTCACTACCGAAAATGGCGACCAAGAAACGCTCGATCTGGTCACGAAGCGCAACAACATCGTGAGCAACTACAATCGGCATCTGCCCGCGAAACTGCTCTATGGATGCATGGCTGCATCGGTGAACAAGGGAGCAGGTGGCAAATCGCTGGTTAGGTTTCATTCAGCCGAAACCTTCACCGCTTTCCCGTCTCCTGATTTCACGGATGGCGTTATCGCAGGCGGTCTTGTGATCGCACGGCGTGAGCGTACCTCTTGGTCGAATGGCAAGGTGGTGCCTACACTCATAAACCTGCATACCCCAGGCAACATCGGCGAGTTCAGGCAAGTTGACACTGGAGAATGGGTGTATACGCCTGGCGAGGTGAAAGAAGAGCTACCTACGCTCTATGTGTTCTCACATCGCGGCACTGGTACGCTCAATCCTTTCGGACAAACCAGGATCACGCAATTCGTGCGCACGCTCACTGATGATGCGATCCGCTGCATGTGGCATATGCAGGTATCAGGTGCGTTCTACTCGATGGCCAAGATGTGGGTCACGGGCGTTACTGAATCGCAGTTTGACGAGATTATGAACAACAAGACAAAGTACCAGCTCTCGCGCATGCTCGCATTCACGGGCGATGGTACCAACTATGACCCTAAAGTGGGGCAGCTATCCGGCAACACCCCGCAGCCCTTCATCGATGAGCTACGCGCTCTTGCGTGTCAGTTCTCTGGTGAGTCGGGCGTGCCGCTCAATAGCCTTGGCATCGTGCAAGACAACCCCTCAAGCGCTGAAGCGATCGGAGCATCGCGTGAGGACATCTGCCTGATCGCCGAGCGCGATATCGAAGAGGACAGTGCAACGCTCGAGCGCGTTGCTCGAGCCGCTCTTGCAGTCGAGATGAACACCACCACAAGCGCGCTTGAGGATGTGGATATCATCCCGAAGTTCGCCTCACCGATGCTCCATTCGATGTCGGAGAAGGCGGACTGGGCGGTGAAGATCAACTCACTGCGCCCAGGCTTCGGTGAAACGGACGTTGCCGCGCGCATGGTCGGGCTGGATGAAGCAGACCTTGCGAGTGTGAGGAATGAAGAACGGAAGAATGCTGCGCGCGATGCGCTCTTCAGTGAGATGAAGGCTCAGGTGAACAATGGCGAAGAGGAAGCGCGAAACCAAGCCGGTGATGATCTCTCAGGCGTTGCTGAATAGCTATCGCTCCCAAGTGGACAAGCAGGGCGATCGAGCGGGTCAATTCATGGAGAGCGCGATCGACACCTACATGAAGCAAAAGCCTGATGCGACCGTTGCGCAGGTGCGAGAGTTTACTTATGAACTCATGCAATCCGCACTTCCTAACTTCACTGATCTTTCCGAGACGCTCTCTTGCGAGTTCATGGAGATGCTCGCTTCTAAGTATGGATGGGATGATATTCACCCGGAGCTTTTCGACTCCACCGATTATGAGCTGGTCGACAGGAAGCTGCATTATCTTGCTGGCTTGCTGACGGAAGACAAGGATGATGAGTTCAAGCACAAGGTCGCTGATGTCACGAAGTACTACGTCAAGCGTGCCGCTCAAGAGAACATGATCAAGAACTGCGACAAAGCAGAGGTGCGTTATGCAAGAGTGCCTACTGGCTTTGAGACGTGTTCGTTCTGCTTCATGCTCGCGTCTCGTGGCTTCGAGTATCGTGACGAGATGACGGCTGGGTCATTGCATAAGTTTCATAAAGACTGCGATTGCATCGTTGTCCCTGGGGCTAAAGGTAGAACCAAGATAGATGGCTATGATCCTGAAGGAATGTATCAACGTTGGGAATCATGCGAAAAGGCTATCGGTGGCAGCAAGCAAGCCAAGGTCGAGTGGGAAGCTTTAGACGAAGCTGAGCGCAACGACCATATTATGAAAGCCAGAGGCGACAACGCTCGAGCATTCAGGGACTTTCAGAGAGACCGCATCCAGCGCGAAATCGAAACGCGAGACTGGCACTGGCTCTATACTGGCGAAGCACCGAAGATTGACTACTCGTTGCAATCTCGTGAATCAATTGGACAATTCGCCAAGTCAGGAAGCTATGAACGCGAAGACCTTGTATTGGTTAAAAGCAAGAAAGGAAATCTGGTAGAGCCGAACGAATGGAGAGATTTATTTGTTCATGACTCTCTTTCCGCAAATGGTTTCAGAGTTAAATTGAGACCGGATAAAGCTCTGTCGATATCTGGAAAAGAAATTCGAGGTGCTACGAATCCTGATATTGAGATAGATGGTGTTATGTGGGAGATAAAAAGCCCGCGAGGAAAAACCAAAATTGACAAAAACGGAAGCTATAATCTTGATTTCATAAGAGATGCAGCAGAAAGCGCCGTTCACAATTTCAGCAACCCATATGACTTTTCAAAACATCAGGCAATGGGTGATAAAGCAAACGAAGTAAGAATGGTATTGAATCTAAAATATAGAGGAAAAGATATCCCTTATGAAATCATAGAGAAAAAGCTGGTAAAAGAAATGAAAGAAAACAAATTGAAGGAAGTTCTGGTTGTTCTGCCGAATGGAAGCGTGAAGAGATACTAAGAACGACTGAACGGTCCCCCCCATTGGGTGGCCGATCAGCCGTTGATTGGATTATATCACATTTTTCAACGGGTTGAGTGCATTAGGAGAGGTCATGAAGCGCGATATGGATCTGGTTAGAAATCTATTGCTTGCAACTGAACGAGCTGATTGCGCGATCGATGCTATGGGCTTATGCGATGATTATTCCAACGATCAAGTAGCTTTTCATGTCGAGATGATGACCGCGCATGGCTTAATTGATGCACGGTGCAAATATTCCCACGAAGGATCTCCTCTTATCGTGAAGATAAATGGCCTTACTTGGGAAGGGTATGACTATCTTGATGCGATCCGCAGCGATAGCGTTTGGCGGCGGTCGAAAGCCGCCATCAAAGAGGCTGTTGGTGATGCACCGCTCTCCGTTATCAAAGAGGTATGCTCTGAGCTTGCATCAGCGATGATCAAGTCGAATCTGGGCATCTAACCATCTATCAACATATTTCATTTTGGAATCTAGCCGCTCTTCATGGCGGCTTTTTTTCATACCATCCGAAAAGGGTGGCTTTTTTGTTATTGGGCACCGGAAAGGTGCCCTTCGTCTATGCCCGGAAAGGGCGGAAGAGAGGTCGGAAATGGCAGAAGAAGCCAGCGAAAACCAGGCAGCAGTCGAAGAGGTCGACTACAAGGCCAAGTACGAGGCTATGAAGTCCCATGCTCGCGAATGGGAGAAGAAGGCCAAGGAAAACCAGGGGGCAGCATCCGAGCTGGAAAAGCTCAAGGAAGAGCAGCTCTCCGAGATCGAGAAGGCGCAGAACCGTGCGAAGGAAGCTGAAAGCAAGCTCTCTGAGTACGAGGCGGACAAGGCGCGTGCTGAAGCGGTGGCGAAGGTCGCCGATGAAGCAAAGGTGCCCACTGAGTTTGTCTCCATGCTCAGCGGCGCTGATGCCGATGAACTTGCAAGTCAGGTGAAGCGCATCTTGGAGATCCTCCCCGCGTATCCGACCCGCTCTGATGACGGCGGTACCGCTGGTACCAAACCCAAGAAATCAAAAGAAGACAAGCTCTTCGAGAGCTTCTTTCCTAACGAATAGAAAGGAAACAAACAATGGCTGAAGATATTTCGCGCAAGAGCACCAATGTCGTGCTCGACCCGGAGATCTCTTCCGAGATCATCTCTAAGGCGATCGAGGAATCTGCGTTCATGCAGCTTGCTGATCGCATGACCATCGCTGGCAATGGTAAGAAGTACCAGACCATCGAAGGTGACCCTGTACCTGAGTGGGTCGGAGAGACCGATCCTGCTCCTGTTGGCAAGTTCAGCTTCGGCAAGAAGGTCATCGAACCTTACAAGATGGAGCTTATCGTTCCGTTCTCCAACGAGTTCAAGCGCGACAAGAAGGGTCTTTATGACGAGTGCGTAAAGCGCTTGCCAAAGCTTTTTGGTCGCAAATTCGACCGCACTGTTATGGGCAAGACCGCTCCTGGTGAGAACTTCGATGTGCTCGGCGCTTCTACGGCTGTATCGCTCACGCCTGCATCGGGCGCGACCCTCTACGATCAGTTCGTTGCGGTCGATGAGGTTATCGCGACCGCAGATGGTTTGATGAGCGGTATCGCGCTCTCTACCCGTGGTCGCTCCAAGGTCCTTGCTGCAAAGGATGGTGACGGCCGCCCGCTCTTCACGGCTGGTGTCGATAAGTCCGGCATCGATAACATCCTCGGCGCTCAGGTCAGTGTGGCAAAGGGTGTCTATGTTGCAGGGCAGGCAGCTTCTGGCTCTGGCGATACCGCGAAGCCTGCGGTTCCGGCAACGCTCGGCCTTGCAGGCGACTTTGAGAATTGCTCTTGGGGCGCGGTGGAGAACATCCGTGGCTCTGTATCAGAAGATGCAACGCTCGTTTATGAGGATGAAGAGGGCACGCAGGTCACCCTGGCACTGTGGCAGCGCGATATGTTCGCCGTGAAGTTCGCATTCGAGCTGGCGTTCATGGTGCGCGTTCCTGGCACCTTCGTGCTCTTGACGGAGTAGGTCATGCGTTCGCTCTTAAGCCCTGGCGGTATCGAGGTCAATGCAAGCGATGAGGATGCAGAACGCCTTATCGCTTGCGGCTTCACCGAACCAGAGGAATCAAAACCAGCTGCGAAGCCAAAGCCTACACGCAAGGCTTCAGCTAAGACCACCACCAAACGAAAGGCATAGCTCATGGAGGCATTTGCGACAATCGAGCAGTACGAGAATCGCTTCGGAACGGATAACGATGAAACCCTTGTTGAAGAGTGCCTAGCAGATGCGAGCGCGGCGATCCGCGCAGCGCTCGATGAGCGCGGCATCGACTATTCGGACCCCGATGAGGTCTTCGCCGATAAGCTCATGCGCGTTTGTCGCTCTGTCGCGAATCGCCTTCTGCCCTCAGGGGCAGATGTGCCTGCTGGTGCGTCATCGCTCATGACGGTCGCAGGACCCTATTCGGAAAACGTCGCCCTAAAGCCCGAATACGGGCTGCCGAAGCTTCTTCCGAGCGAGCTATCGATGCTCGGCATCGGGGTCGGTCGGGTCGGTTGGGCGAGGATGTGATCGTATGGCCATAACAGGCATAGAGATCACTGTGCTGCGTCCGCAGATGACAAAAGACCGTCTCGGCAATGAAGTCGAGGGAGCCTTTGAGCGCGAGAGCGTTGCAAACGTGCTCCTGGTTCCAGGTGCGACCGCAGACATGCAGGCATCGCGTCCGGCTGGGGTGAGCGTGGCGTTCACCCTTCATTTTCCGAAGTCGTTCGAAGGCTCGCTCGAGGGGTGCTCAATCGAGCTACCTCCGCCGTGGGGCGGTATCTATAAGGTGGTGGGCGATCCGCAACCTTATATGAACCATATGGTTCCTGGCGCGTGGAACAGACCCGTGGAAGTGGAGGCTGCTCATGGCTAAGCTCACCTGGAATGAGTCCGAGCTGAAGAAAGCAATCGCGCAGGCTGCTGAGCCTGCGGTGAAAGAGCATACCGAGCGGATCTGTCAGAGCGCTCAAGCGATGAGCGCAGGCTACCGCACGGGACTCTATCATCGCGATCACAAGTCCCCAGCGGTGGGCAACACTGCGCCTAAGTACGAAGCGAACATCGAAAATCATGGTGGTGTTCCCGTGGGCATCGTTTATACCGGCAACTACTCTGCCATGAAGGATAACCACGAGAACAATACGCTTTTGAAAGCGAGGGGATGATATGACGGCATTCAGCGTTACGGAGTCGCTTATCAATCACATCTCGACTTTCGGCTATCACGCAAGCTCTCGCGTTCCGAAGGGTCATGCTGATACCTTCGTGACCGTTGAGCGGACAGGCGGTGGGGCGAGCAGCTTCATCGATCATCCGGTTATGGCAGTCCAGATTTGGGCGCATAGCGAGGATGAAGCAGAGCGAGCTGCAAACGAACTCAGAAACGCACTACTCACTTCACCGCCACCTCAAGGAATTCACTCGATAAGGCTCGAAACAGGGCCTTATCCCTTCTTTGATGATTCAACTGGCAGTGCGAGATACCAGATGGTGCTCGATATCACCTGCCAACTAACGATTAAGGAGAATTAAGAATGGGTACACCAGATACTAGCAAGGTCGCCGTTCTGGAGGGTAAGGTCACTGGTGCTATCTTCGTAGCGCCTGTGAGCGTGCCCCTTCCAACGGATGCCACGACCGCCCTTCCCGCAACCTATAAGTGCATCGGCTTTACCTCCGATGACGGCATCGTCATCACTGAGGATAGCTCCACCAAATCGCTGCGCGCGTGGGAGGGTAAGACCGAGGTGCGCAACACCACGACCGAATACACCGAGCAGATCAAGTTCACCCCGGTCGAATGCAATCAGGATGTTGCAGAGCTTACGTGGGGTTCTGATCATGTGGAGGTCGACAGCAACGGAAACCTCACCATCAAGCACCATGGCGATTCCATGGAGCCGGTGCATACGGTCATCGAGGCTGTTCCCTTCGCGGGTGCGGTCGCTCGCTATTGCGCCAAGACCCAGCTCACCGAACGTGGCGATGTCGCAGGCAACGGCGAGGATTATGCAGGCCGTGAGCTCACGATGAACTGCTTGGGTGTTAATGGTGTCACCATGACCGAGCATATCGCTTTCACGACCCCATCTGCCGCAAGCGTTCCTGCGGGAGGTGCGAAGAATGACTAAGGAAGCCGCAAAGACGACCGAGCCAACCATCAAGACCGTTGAGGTCGACGGTATCAAGGTTGATGTCAATCTCGGTTTCGTGCAGTCCTGGAATGGTATTCGCCTTGCAGCGCGCATGGAATCGAGCGAGCATACCGATGAAGAGCGCGCTCTTGCAACGGTCTCTTATATGGAACACTCGATCGTCAATCTCGATGAGGTCTCTTCTAAGATCGGCAGCGATCGTGCCGATACCGCGCTTGCTTTCTTCCAAAAAGCGGTTCAGGCGGCAATCCCAAAAGCATAAACCTCCTCGGTTGGCTCATATTAGGTCACATAGATGAGCTAAGAGCCGATCTGATGGAGACATACGGCATCTGCTTGGACGAAGCGATGGAAGGGAGGTATAGCCCCTCTTTCATCGCTTCTTTGGTTACGCAGCTGCCTGCTGGCTGCAGGTGGCTTGTGAGCCTTGACGAAGATGCGATCTGGACCATCGATAGGACGCTTCTCGCTCTTCTGATCAATCAATTCCGCTACTACGTCTGGGCGAATGCCGACAAGAAGAAGCGTGGCAAGAAGCCTGATCCTCTTGGTCCCAAGTGGCTCATTGAGAGCGATTCGACCAGAAAGCTCAAAGCGATCCCAATGACGAAAGAGCAGCTTCTCGCAGAGCTTGCTAAGCCAAGAAAAGGAGGTGTCTAAGTGGCAGGTGAAGTCGCAAGCGGGTATGTCAAGGTATCCCCGAAAGTCGACAAGAACTTCAAGACCACTGTCGAAGCATCAATGCCTGATGGCACGAAGATGGGCGGTAAGGTCGGTAAAGCATTCTTCAGCGGCTTCAAGGCTCCGGTAGGGCAGCTTGCAGGATGGTTCAAGGGCGGCGCCGTTATGGGTGCGGTCTCTTCGATCACCACTGCCGCCATGGGTTCTATCTCTTCTTCGATGGACTCCGCGATAGCTCGCGCTGACACGCTCGCGAATTTCCCGCGCGTTATGACTTCTATGGGCTATTCCGCCGATGCAGCAGCGAAGAGCACTGAGATCATGAAGAAGGCGGTTGACGGGCTGCCTACCAAGCTCCAAGACATGACCAGTAACGTCCAGATGCTCACCTCTTCGATGCGCAATCTTTCTGATGGCGAGGTGAACGCCACTACCGTTGGCAAGGCGTTCAATGACATGATGCTCGCGGGTGGCAAGGGAACTGAGGTCACCAACGAAGCTTTCAATCAACTCTCTAAGATCATCGCAACCGGCAAGGTTGAGATGGATTCGTGGATGAGCATCTATACCGCATCTCCCGGCACCATCGATAAGGTGGCTGAATCACTTCTCGGTGCGGGCAAGGGTGGCATGGATCTGAAGAACGCTCTCACAGATGGCAAAGTATCCATGAACCAGTTTCTATCCGAGATGGTCAAGCTCGACAAAGAGGGTGGCGATGGGTTCGAGAGCTTCGAGACGCAAGCTCGAGCAGCTACTAAAGGCATCGCAACATCGATGAGCAATGCCAAGAACGCCGTCTCTAATCAGATGGCGAACATCTTGGGCGAGCTCAACAAGAACGGGGAGATCGCTGGCATCTTCGATGGCATCAAAGCAACGATCATCGGGGTGGGTGGGTTTTTCACCTCTGCTATCCAAAGCATCAAGGACAGCATCGATTTCGAAGGCTTCAAGGGTGCATTCGATGCGCTATCCTCTGCGGTTTCCGCTGCCTTCGGAGGCGGCGAGGTATCTGCACAAGACTTCGGCACCACGGTCGGAAACGCCATCAATGCAGCGATACCGGTCATCCAGATGCTCACGCCCGTGCTCACAGGTCTTGCAGGTGGCTTTTCATTCCTTGCGCAGAATGCTCAAGTGGTCGCTCCTATCATCGCGGGCGTTGCGGTCGGCCTGCTCATCATCAAGGGCGTGGCAGCAGCAGCGGGCATGATCTCAGCCGTTGGCGCAGCGCTCACTAAGGTAGGGGTTGGAGCTACGCGCGCAGCAGGTGGACTCGGCACCGCTGGAACTGCATCGAAGGCAGCTGCTCCGTCCCTTCTTCAAGTCGGAGGTGCGGCGCTCATGATCGGCGTTGGCATCTTGGCGGCATGTGCCGGCATATGGCTGCTTGCCAATGCGGCGGTCGCTGTTGCTGAGGCGGGTCCTGGTGCGGCGCTCGCGCTTTTCGGCATGATTGCTGCGATCGCAGGGCTAGCGCTCGGCGCGTCGGTCATAGGGCCAGCGCTCACGGCCGCCGCCCCTGGCATCCTTGCCTTTGGCGCAGCGATCTTCTTGATCGGAGCAGGCGTTGGTATCGCAGCATGGGGTCTATCAGCTCTTGCAGGTACCTTGCCGATGATCGCAGCCTTCGGCATGGCAGCAGGTGCTGCTGCCATGGTGCTCGGCGCGGGTCTTATCGTACTCGGTGCAGGTGCTTTGGTGGCAGGTATAGGCGTTGCGATTTTTGGAGCAGCGCTTCTTATCGCCGCCCCAGGGCTTCTCATAGCCTCCGTTGCTGGATTGCTCTTAGGTGTTGCCATGATGCTCATTGGCACTGGTGCAGTGATGGCTGCCGGTGCTCTATCGATCATGGCAGCATCGCTTCCAGCTATTGCTGCGAATGCCGCACCAGCGGGTGCTGGTCTTGGCATCTTAGCTGCAGCATGTTTCGCTGCTGTTCCAGGGTTGGCTGCTGGAGCTGCTCCCGCGGCTGCTCTTGCGGCTGCTATCGTGCCGATGGGCATATCTGCCATGATGGCCGCTATGGGCTTGCTCATGATCTCCGCTGCGCTTCCTATGATCGCTTCAGGTGCAGATGCGGCAGGAGCTGGTTTTGGTGTGCTTTCAGAGGCAGCGAGCGCTGCTGCTCCTGTTATGCAGGGTGCAGCGCCGAGCTTTTCGGACATCGCAGCGAGCATAGGCACCTTAGCGCAAGCGACGATGACAAGCGCTATCTCGATGGCATCTTTGTCAGGAGCGACGCAATCAGCAGCTTCAGGGATGGCATCGCTTAGCGGTTCGATGGTCGCGGTATCCGCGACAGGAGGCGCAGCTTTTTCAGGTATCGCAGCATCTGCATCGGCCGCCTTTTCATCTGCCAGCGCTTCAGCCCAGCGTGCAGTCTCCTCGATTCGCTCATCGCTCGCATCGCTTCGTGACAAGACGGTGCGCGTCAACGTATCTCCAGGCAGCGTGAAGCTCCCGCATTTCTCTATGACCGGTTCGTTCGATCCACAAACAGGCGGCGTTCCTCACACGAGCGTTTCTTGGTACAAATCTGGTGCGATCTTCACGAAACCAACGCTGCTAGGAAATGGCAGTAAAGGCGTTGGCGATGCGGGGGCAGAGGTAGCGATGCCGCTCTATGGTAGGTACATGCGCCCGTTCGCATCTGCTATCGCATCAGAGATGGAAAGCGCTGGTGGCACCGTTAACAATATCAACATTCGCCTCAACTACTCCGATGGCAACGATGCCAAAGATATGGCACGTGACATCGGCAGGCAGCTGCGGCTTCAAGGGATCATGGGGTAGGTAATGGCAGTAGATACCATCTCGAGCATATTCACTCCTACTATTTCAACGGACGAAACCACCTTCAGCGTATCGGTCAATTTGGTGACCCAGTATCTCTATAAGCATCACGACTTCGATTCGATGGACTTTGATCTTACGTTTGACTGGGGTAAGAACTCAGCGAATGCGAATCGTCCGACCTATCAGCACAACCATGGGCAGGGTACCACCGATAGCCATTCGTTCAATATCTCTCGCAAGTCATTCTTCCCTTGCACAGGTAAGACCATCAAAGAGATCGATGTGTGGGTACGTGGTGCTTACAAGAATTGGTATAAAGGCGGGTGGACGAAATGGTATCGCTCGCCGACCCTGCGCCTTGAGCCACCTAAAGCTCCAGAGGTCTCATTCGACTTCGAGACGGTCGATAACGAGAAGTATCTGAAGATCACTATCACCGCAGACGAAGGAGCCTACAATCGAGAGCGCTATGACACGGTGGCTTCGGTAGGTATCTGGAAGCATTCGACCACAACGGATGAAGCACTGAGCAAGACCCTCATCAAGTTGGATATGGGAACCGACGATAGCTATACGTGGCGAAAGAAGGTATCGGAGATCGAGAGCATGAACTCATTCAACAGCCTGAATGAGTTCATCTATCTATCTGTTAGTGCATATTCGCGCGGGCTGGCAGGCGAGAGCGCTTGGGCGGAGAAGTCGTGGCGCATGTTCTCACGGCCTAATGTGCCAACCATCAATGGCATAAGGGTAGCGAGCGAGGACACCGTAATTGTTTCCTGCTCATCGAATGCAGATGATGACCATCCGGTACAGACGCTCACCCTTGAGAGGCTTGTGGGCACAGAATACGGTGATGCGGCGCGGGTTGCGCTTGAGACCGATTGGGATGAGGTTGCAACAGGCGGTGAGACCACCACCGCATTATGCGATCTGCTCACCGATGCGACCCCGACCGAAAAGGGGACGCATACGTGGTACCGGTTGGTATCTGCCTACGATGATTACACCCGCCGCT